GGAAGGAGGGAGAAAAGAAGGTAGACTCTGGGTGGTGTACTAAGACCTTTAGATTTTTTGGTGGCTTTATCATACTCTTTTTTCTCATCCTCATAGGCTTTAGACAACCTCTTTAGATAAAAAGTACGAAGGAATACTGGTAAATCGTATGCTTCAGACCAAGTGAATCCACCTTTACCGTAGTATATTAATTGAAATATTTGTTCATGGATGTTCGGTTTATCCTTTGGCTGAAGGCCAAAGAAACTGGACGGTCATAGGGACCGTCATCTCCTCTTCCTGCGCACATAACGAACATTCAAAATTATAAGTCATATCAATATCAGGTGTCATTACTGTTAAATGATTCCTAAATGCCAAAGAATCCTTTGATAAAAATTCTTCATTAACAAACTTATTTACATACGCTCTCTCTGAATTACCATCTACAGATGAAATTATTTTTCTCATCCTAGTGGTCATTTCTGGATCAATTCCAGTATTTTTAGATACTTTTTTCATTGCCTTTAATTCAGCATCAATTTCCTTTTCATCTGTATGAGTTAACATTTTAAATGTAATTTTTCTTTTAGATGTAGGTAATGTAAATGAAAACTCATTTACACCTTTTGGATACTTTTCAAAATCAATCTCTTTTTCAGGTAACATTGTTAAATTAACTGTATCTTTATTTACTTCTCCACAAGCTGGACAAGTAACTGAAAAATCATAATTCTTTCCATATCCAAGAATACGAGCAGCAACCATTAAACCATTCTTATCACCAATAATCATTTCACTCATATCAATATCTTTATTAATAATGAGAGATTCTAATAATTTATCTAATGCAACTCCTTGTTTAATTAGATTTTGAGAAGTAAGAATATCTTCTTCTTTTGCTGTCATATATTTTATTTCTATTTTGCCGCTAGACAATATACTGTCTTCTGGATAAAAATATCCCTGTGAAGGCAGACTAACAACTTCCGATGGGAATTTGCTTTCAGCCATAATTAACTCCTTTTATTAAGTATATTTTTGACTATAAAGATTAATAACCTTTTTTATAAGTATAACTTTTTAATCTTTATTAAATTATTTTGAAGGTGCGAATTTCTCTTTAATTGGTTTTAAAATCATATCAAATACGATATCGTCATATTTGGTCGGCGTAAGCTTCACGATTTTTTCTGCTGCGTAGATCGCGACCAGAACATATTCCCAATTTGCTGCTATCCATTCACTCATTATTATTCTCCGTTTTAATCAAAATTGTAAAATCGCGTAATCATATCTAAGTGTTAAAGTAACTTCTGCTGGGTCATTTGAAGCCCAATCTAAATCATTAAAGTTTGCTGTTTGTATAAAAGCACCCTTCAGAGTCCATTCCTCTACTTTATCTCCAACAGGACCTAACACATTCAATGTTAAATCTTTCTTATAAAAATCTGAGTATCCATCTCTACCAGTTACCGATTCATGTGATAACCTAACCCATTCCATAACTGCTTGTGCAGCTGATGGTACGATAGGATCATATAAAGTAACTTCAAGTTGTTCCCAAGCACCCTTTCCCTTAACATATCTTTTTACGTTAATATGATTAAGTTCTATCTCTTCAAATGCAATACTTGGTCTGTTAGCAGTCTTTACAAGATATGCTGGTATACCTTCGATGTACATAATGTACCGATTTTTAGTCTTCGGTTCGAAGGGTGTAAACATAATCTCAGAAGGATCGAGTAATTCTGGCATTCTATTTCTCCAAATTTTTTTAGATTCAATTCACTTCATATATAAATATAAACAATTCAAAAAATCATCCAAACTGAATTTATTAATTCTTCTAAGTTTTTTTGAAGTTTTTTAGATCAATAAAAAACCCCATAAAAAATGGGGCTTTTTATCTCTATAAAATAGATTATTCTGGGAATGTAGCACCCGTTGCCATTACAACAAAGTCAAGAACTATAAATTCTGCAGTTCTTGTAGGTTGTATAAATATTTGGCCAACTAATTGATTTCTGTCTACAACATCTGGTGTGTTGTTAGAATCATCCATCACTACTTTAAATGCACTCAAACCACTATTTGCCTGTACAGATTCTAAGAACGGATTGACGATATTCAAGAAACGATTTCTTGTTGCCGCCGTATTCTGTTCAAATACCAAGTACCTGCTTGAAGAAGCAATAAATTTCTTCAACCTAATCAACAATCTACGAACATTCACACGATCAAGAGCAGATGGTTTACTTTGTAGAGTCTTCTGACCCCAAACAACCACACCCTGACCTGGGAATGATGCAATAGGATTAACTCTACCTTCGTAAAGTTCATCTCTTTCAGCATGAGTTAATCTGGTTTTTGCTTCTAATACAGTTGTTAAACCACCACGATTCAATCCAGCTGGAGCGAACCATTCATGTGCAACTTGATCTGTATATGCTATTACACCAGGCAATACAACTGATGGTGGGACCCAAACGGGTAAGTTATTTCCATCATCAAGAATCTTAACCCAAGGATAATAAGTTGCTGCGTAATTAGTATCTAATGAACTAATATCACTTGCTGCATTAGTTACCGAACGACCCCATCTTGAACCATCCATTACATAAAAACAATCACCTCTATCTTCTGATTTTTCAATAGCGTGATTTGTTACTTTTGGATGATACTCATGAATAATTCCAGGTAATACTAACAAGTTAATATCAAATTCATCTGGATTACTTACAGCATTAATTGCCCGTTTATACGAAACAGTACCACTTGCAGCAGTACTTGAACAATCAAATCCCTGTGTGTTTGTTGCCGATATATCATTTGCTGTTGATTTAGCAGTTGCTGGATTCGTTCCATCAAATCCCCATTGGAAAGGAACAACAAATTTCCTCTGTCTAATATGTGAATTAGTAAGACTTAATTGTGTACTAGTACCTGCATAAGTACTGCCACCCAAATCCGTTGCATTGTCATTACCATACATATCTTCAAGACTCATTGAAATATTATTACCACTTCCTGCGTTATAAGGAATCGGTGCTAAATACTGTTGGTTATCATAAGCAGTAGAGCTAAAATTATATCCATAAAATACATTAGCATCAAAACTTCCCTGTGCGTTATTCTGCCGTCTTATAAAAGAAGCAGTTGGAACCTGTGAAGCAGTTCCAAGAATTGGATTAGTTACTTCTTCATGTCCCATTGGAACAACTGTTTTTGGGAAACTCTCAAGGTAATTAAAATCACCAACACGAATATGTTTACTCATATTGGGCCAATCACCTTTATATGTCAATTTACCATTGGAATCAATTTCAACAAATCTACTACCAATTTGTCTAGCAAAATAATTTGAACTTTCTGGATCGAAAGTTAAACTATCAAACTGTTCAACAACATTATCATTATCAAGTCCACCAGGATTATGCCTGCGAACCTGTAATGAAAAAGTACCATAATCTGAACCAGCAACAGCACTTGCAGCTTTCATATTTAAAATACACACTTTATAATTTCCATTCATATCAGAACCATGGGATCGAGTATAAACTCTAAATAAGTCATATCTACCACCACTTATTAACTGTGATTGAATATAAGGTGTTCTAGCTACTGAATAACTACTATTTCCTGTCCAAGAATTGGCGTTTCCATCTGCATCAAAGGTTTGTACACCTGATGTAAAATCAAATGTTCCATCTCCTATTGATACGGATGCTGACACCAGGGCTTGTCCACTATCTGAATTTGTATATACTTTATGAGAAGTATGTGATTTAAAATTCTTATAAAGATATACAGGTGCTGTAGTAGTCCCTGATTTTTGTACTTGCGAATCTGAACTCAATACTTTCTCTATATAATCCGCACTCGAAGTATCGAATGAAATTGTTTTTGAAAAAGCAGTTGTATTACTCCCACTTACAACAAGATCCCAGGATAACCAATCCCCATTTGAGCCGGAAGTTGTAGCTGCTAAGTCATTAGTTGCTCCCCCACCTCTGGATGGAGCAAGCGTTGCAACAGTTTTTAGTCCTAAAGAACTAGATAACTGAAGATTGACATAATCTACTACATATCCACCAATACCAAGAACCCTAACAATAGTTACAGTTCCAGCACTTCTTAGATATTGTTGTACTGCGTAAGGAGTATAAAAGCTTTTTGAGGTAGATCCAAACATTTCTTCATACTCAGCAAAAGTTCTAACGATTGTAGGTGTAAAAGCAGGACCCTTTTCTGTGGGACCAACTATTGCTGCACCTATTTCTCCAATTGCTTC